CAGCGCCGCTTCCGTGCCGCTGCCGAAGTCACCATCCGCACCGGCCGCGCCGCAGGAGAACCCGTAGGCGATCAGCGCCGCTTGCAGGGTCTTCACGTCCGCGCCCTCCATGCCGCGCTTGAGCATCCGTACCTGCATGGGCAGCGTCGTGTCCTTCTCCGCAGGCACCGGCACCGGCACGTTGGCGCTCTCCACGAACGTCACACCCAGTGCGTTGCACAGCCCCTTGGCGATGGTCTCGCCGATCAGGGTGGTGTTGTCGATGATCCACTGTGCAACACTGGGAACATCGTGGAAGTCCGTCTCGATGTACACCGTCGTGGCGGCAGGATGCTTCACCTCATACAGTGCGGGATAGGCTCGGATCACGTCCGGCGCACCCGGCGTAATCGGGCCAAGTACGTCCATTACAGCCTGACACGCCTTGTACCCGGCACTGTTCCGGTCGCCGCTGTAACAGAACAGATGCGTACCGCTGGCCTTGCCATTGCAGGCGTTGGAATGGATGGGGACGTGCAGATCCGCCTTGAAGCGATTGGATTCGGCCACGCGGTTTGCCATCGTGTCGTACTGCCTCAGCATGACCTCCACGCCGGAGCGCTCCAGAGCGGTCTTGCAAGCCCATGCAATGCGCCCGCACTGGATGGCCTCGGTGGTGTTGCCCACCGCGTAGGTGTTCCGCCGCTGGTCGCTGGGGGACAGATACACTCTCTTAGCCATTGTTGCCCGCCTCCTTGTGATACTGTGCCGTGCTGATGCACAGCACCGCGCCGAGGAACGTGTCCACGGCGGTGATGGTGGTCACCACCTCATCCGCATAAGGCCACGCCCACACCGCCGCCAGCGCCGCGTACAGCGTAGCCACGGCGGGCATAACGATGATGACCAACCACTTGAGGATGTCGTATACCTTGTTGTTCAGTTTCATAACAAGTTCCTTTCCGGCCTGTCGGCCTGTTCCATTTTTGTCTCACCGTATGGGCAGCTTCCGCACTTCTTCCATGACGCGCCGTGCGCTGCCGTTGCCGCCCATCTCCTCATACGGCTCATATAGATACACCTGCAAGTTCTCATACTCGTCCTGTGTGACGTAGCCCCGCTCGATGTACACCATGCCGAGGTGGATAATGCGGTCGTGGGCCAGCCCTACCAGCATCTTCCGCTCCGCATCGTCTGCCTTGCTGCGCTTGGCCGTCAGCTCCATCCGCTTGAGGATCACCTTGCTCACCACGCCCCACAGGGCGGTGGAGGTCAGCAGTGCCACAAGAAGCGGCACGCCGACATTTGTCCACGCTTCCATCCGGTCACCTCCTACAACTCGGCGCTGAGCACGATCTGTGCCCCTTGCCGCATGAACAGGGCGTAGGTCTCGCCAGCCGTCAGGCCGCTGGACGTAAAGATCAGGCTTCGCATGCTGCAAGCCCCGCCGGTCTGCATCGCCCAGCCGCCTGTGGCCCTGGTGACGTCCTTCGGACTGCCGGAAGTTTTGCCCACCTTGAACAGCGATACGCCGCCGGTGGGGATGGTGGGCGTAGGCGATATGCGCATGGGCACAGCCAGCGGGATGGGTACCCACAGGTCGACGGTGTTGTTGGCGTACCCGATGGCCACTCCGTTGCCGGAGGTGTCGTAGGGCGTGGAGATGATCTGGAGATATCTCATGCACTTGGTCAACTCCTCGCCGTAGTCGGGGATCTCGTTGAGAACCCACGCGCCGTCCTCCTGATGTGCCAGCGTCTGCTGGGAGCCCATCTCCAGCTTGACGGCAATAACGCCTACGGTATACCCCGAATACGCTCTGAGCATCACTTTGGTCGTGTGCTCCTTGCTGTGCTGAAGGCATACATAGCCGGTGCTATTCCCGTTAACCGCGAAATAGCTGACCCCGATAGTCTCGTCGGTCGTAATGGCCGACAGTTCTTCTTTACTGGGGACAGTCGCGGTGGCGGAGCATAGCCCCGTCGTCGTCAGTGCGGATACCGTGACCTGCTTTCCACACAGACTATACGGTTCCTCTAAAATCTCCGAAATCAGCGCGTTCTGCGACAGTTCGATATAACCATCCTTAATGGTAGTGACGTTAGGGGTTACAGCTTCGGCTTTCCACCGGTCGATACCGTATCCCGTGCCGCTGTACGTTGTCTTGCCCCGCTGATTCACCGGCGCACCGAAATACCAGTTGTCCAGCAGGTTCCGGTTGCACGGCCGCACTTTGGTAGCGATGACGCTGCCGCTGATGGAGATGTTCTCTCCGGGGGTCAAGAGCGGCTGTTTTTCTTCGCCCAACGTATCCAGCTTTGCTTCCACGCTGACGCCCCCGCTTGTGGTAATGTCCGCAGCGGTCAGTACCACGTTGCCGCTCTCGTCCGGAGATTTGTCGTTGACCGTACTAACAGACCCCGCACCGTCAATGCCCATTCGCGTCACTGAATAGCTGACGGCAGGACTGCCGGTATTAAAGGTGGTCGTAACCCGCGTCCATAGGTACTTGCCCTGCGGCACGGTGGGGATTGTGGTGCTCCAACTGCCGCTGGGGACAATCGTCCCGGAATCCGATACCATGTACTCCACCGTTGTACCCGACACCGTGGCGGCGGCTCCTGTGTCACCCTTATCGCCCTTGATCTGATACCACTTGTATTGCTGCCAGTCATCAGGGGCTTCTGCCGCCGTGCCGGAATACACGCCCATCCACGCATCCGGCAGGTCGCCCATACTGTGACTGGACGCCGTGGGCTGCTGGCTGGCGTATTTGATCCAGACGTGACTTGCCTCGCCGGTATCACCCTTTGCGCCGTTGGCCACCGCGAACGTAAAGTATGTGCCGTCCGACCGGGTGAATCGGTACGTATCCACCAGCCCCACCGTAGACAGCTTTTCGAACGCTGTCAGGCCGTTTCCGTTGGTCACGGTAAAGGTTTTCGTGGTGGTGTCGGCCAGCGTAATGGTGTAGGTGTCCACAAGCCCATCCGTACCGCTTTTGGCAATATTAGAAATACCTCCGTGACCGTCAGCCGCCGCCGTCAGCCAGTTTAATAGTGTCTGTCCTTGCAGGCGCTTTGCCGTGCCGTCCTGTTCCAAAACGAACATGTCCGTTGACTTGATCTGCTCCGCTGCTACCAGCTCGGATATCGCTTTATCAGCCATTGTCAGCGTCCTCCTTGTTCTCAGTATTCATCGCCGCCGTCAGCGCTTCCAGCGCATTGATACACGCCAACAGCCGGTCAAGGTTGCTTTTACCCCGCACCTCCACACCATTCAGCGTAGTGATGACGGCAGATAAGGTTTCCTTCATGTGCATTATTTCTCCCCCTCATATGGTCGCCGCAGCGCTACACGCACGGCGCTGGAATCGTTGTAGGCGTATTCAACGCCGATAATCTTCGTGTATCCGTCATAGACTGCCGTTTCGCCGCCCGCAATGTATTCCATGTGCCGAGTGTTGGCGAGCGCGCTAAACGCAGTCAAAGCGTCTATCAGAGTCACACCCAGAATATCCACGTACAAGATACCTACAGATGATAGGCCACAAAAGGGGCATTCATAAATAGTTCCGTTATTTATTTTGAGTTTGTCCATTTTATTACCCTCCTCTACTGTATCAATAACGTACATATCCGTCACGTAGGAATAAGGCATTCCCTTGAAAATTTAGTCCCTTTAGGGCATTCACAATGTTTGAGGATAGTTTATCTATAACAGCACTTCCGGCGAAAACTTTATTTGCATAGATCACATCCGCAAAGTACCCTTTGATTGTGTCATTACATGTGCTTGGGTAGACTGACCCGGACGTGATATGCCTGTTCACAATGGCATCTGTTCCGATCTGACCGCCGCCCACAGAAAAGCTTGCAAGTCCCGCTCCGTCAAAATACCCAGCGTTGCCGCCGTAGTCGATGCTCCCAGCCTGCACCGTTCCCAAAAATTTGCCGCTGTAGGCGGTCAGATTGCCGCTGCTGTCAACCGTGAAATACTTGCCAAGCTGGATACCGTTTGGGCCAAAATAAATGCCGTTGGTATTCGTGCCGCCCCATGTCTGGCCGTTGGTACTCAGATATCCGTCTTTGATCGTCAAGCCACCAATAACGCCGCTGGTGGCGGTGATTTTGCCCGTAACACTCAGCCCGCTTTTATCGGCTTTCAGCACCGTACCGCCGTTGCTGGTCAGCGTCCATCCGTCCGCTGTCAGGCTCCATCCGAAACTCGCATTATCTCCGCCCTTGCGGTCTACCTTGGCACTGATTTCCCCGGCCTGAATGTTTAGCGCCGCCCGCAGCGTCTCGTCGTCCGCTTTTCGCGCCTCCACCTCCGCACTGATTCGGTCGGCAATAACAAGTAGGTTTGCTTTAGTCTCCTTATATTGCCGCTCCGCTTTCCGTATAGTAGGGGACTTGTATTCGTACTTATAGTTGATTTTTTCCCCACCCGGGGCAGAAATGTTGGCCGTATATAAAGGCCCATGCAAAATATCTTTTTTATAAATGCCACCGTATACGCTTCCACCGGAAAATGCGTCACCGAGTTCTACCGCAGGGTTAATATGTGCGCCTGATGCCGTATACGGTTGATACTGGAATCCTCGGACGCTCGACAAGATTTTATTTGCCATTTCTTGTGTGCCCCACGGGCAAAACAGTTTCAGCGTTTGTCCTGTATCGGTGCCTGCGTTATATTCCATTTCGTCTGATACGGAAATCGTGACCTTGGAATATCCATCAAACGTGTTTTGCTTTTCTAACGATGATACGTTTTTTCTTACGTTTATTACATCAGACAACGATTCTGTCACCTCCAAACGTTATGGCAAATCCAGCATTGTCGATCAGGTATCTCGTTTCCTTCGGTATGTCCCAAAAACAAACGAGTTGCAGTTCTCCGGTTTCACTCATGATAAAGCAACCTGCATACATTGCTGCAATATACGACAAATACTCTCGGCACGAATATGTAGTGTTATATTGCACGAGGTAGGCGTTATTCATTGCGTTTTTTGTGCGTTTATCCACCGTAACGCCAATAGCCGATGCGATTTCTCTTACAACATCGATGTCCTTTGCAGGCCACGTTAGATTTGTGTTTGACGGGTAATCTTGTTCAGAAAACAGAAGTGCATCGTATCCGTGGATGCGAAGCCATCTAACATCATCGTCTTCCGCATCTTCTTCAATCGAATCGATGAAGAAAACGCCTTGAGGGAGCCATTCAGAAGCACGTGTGCCGTCTGTGATTCTTGCATAAATTCCGACGCGGGAAAGACCGGGTATCTGCCCAATCGGCTTTAACATTTTTATGTCTACTTCACGACTAATGCAGTTCCCGCAGGACGGCTCATCTCCATCAAATAGGCCTCCTGATGTTTCCACACTTGAAAGCATATTCGCCCCGTATCCTCCATCGGCACCAGAAGTCGCTATAAGTATTCGTGTACCGCCAAACGTTATATGATCTCCTGTTTTTTCTACGAGAAGTCCTGATTCCCCGATTGCAACTCTTGTTTCAACGGTATAGTCCCCAGCCAGTAATTCCTTGTATAGCGCAGATGTCTGTTGCATTTTTCTGCTCCTTTACTTTTCGACAAGCGGGAATGTAATGTCTGCCCAGATGGATTCACCGGTTTCAGGATCAACCGTAGAAATCGTAGACGGCACATTATTTGAATAATACTGTGCAGATACAATTTCATGTAGCGGATGCAAATTTGTCTCAACAATTACAAACTCCGGAAGGATCAACCTCATCAGATTAATCTCGTCTGCGCGATGCAATGGCAGGCATTTTACAGTTGCCTTATACTTAATGGCTACCCGTCCGCGATGCATCGTGCCATCCATTGTTCTTCCAGCCTTGTCACTATCCAAATCGCTTCTTGTCCAAACGATGCCGCCATTTTCGATTAAATGCATAATGTCTGTCCCGTCAATTTTGAAATACGGTTTTGCCATTCTTACACCCCCAGCGCACGCTGTCTATTTCTTTGCTGTCGCGTGATTTCAGGAGACAAGACACGAGCCAGCTGTGCAAGGTCACCTGTGAATTTAATCGTGATGTCCTCGCCACCGCCAAAGTTGGTTATCTCTTCTCTTACAATCTGACGGATAAGATCCGCTGGTGCTTCAATATTTGTCCCGTTTCTTTGGTCGCCCAGAACCGCCATAAACTTTCGGTTTGGTGGGATAACAGCCCCCTGTGCCAGACGGGGAATGTGCACTTCCGGTATTTGCGGTATGCCACGAAATTCAATCCCGATGAGGCCAAGTCCCTTTGCCAGCAAGCTGTTCTCCAGCAGGGAGTTGAGCTTACTTATAAGCCAGTTGATGCCTTTGATGATAAGGTTTACAGCAGCCTCCAAGACGCCGACGATTGTATTCCAAATGCCACGGAAAATTTCTTTGATGCCTCCCCATGCTTTTCTCCAATCCGCTGTAAATTCGCCGGTCAAGAAATCAATAAGGCCCCCGAAAATTTGTTTTACACCATCTATACCAACGTTGACATAGGTTTTTGCCAGTTCAATGATTTCGCGGAACCGCCCGTTTGTTTTTTTGTCAAACCAGTCCAGCAGACTTGTCACCCCAAGTTTGAACCAGTCCCAAATACCTAACACAAAAGTTTTAACGCCGGTAAGCATTTGGGTAACCGACTGCTTCATTTTCTCCAGATCGCCGGTCAGGATACCGGAAATAAGGCCCAACGCGCCCTGCACAATGTTCTTGATGCCGGTCAACATATCTCCCACTGGGGTACCGGCAAGGCCGCACTTTTCTATGATGGTGTCTATGATCTCTCCAAAGATATACCCCACAAAGTCCAGCAAATCGGCCAGCAAAATACGGGCGTGGTTTACAAAGTTGATGATGTTGTCCAGCGCCGCGCCCCAATCCCCGGAGAATACGTTGCCGATATACCCGGTGACATCCTTAAACAGGTTTACAATGTCCTGCCCTATCTTTTTGAGCTTGTCCGCGATTTTATCAAGAAATGCGAAATTTGCCGCCGTGCTGAAATCCGGTAGAATAATGCCGGACCCACCGCCGCTTTCGCCGCTTAACTTGTTGATCTCATCAAACGACGCAAGCTGTTTACTTGCAGACTTTGCCGCGCCGCCCACGCCTTTATATGCGTTCTTCTGGTCGTTCAGGGACTTTGCCGCATTGGCACTTTCTTTTGCCGTTGTTCCAAATAGTGCGGATACAATATTCGCGATAAACGAAACCACCGTAGCCAGTACCTTAACCAGCGCAGTAAACGCCGGAATGATGATCTGCACAAGCGGCTGTGCCAGCGTCAGCAGCGCACCCTTGAGCTGCGCAATAGCGTCTCGTGCTTCACCGTTTACGGCTACGTCCGCCAGCCAATCCCGGAGTGCCGACAACGCACGGGCAATGACAGTAAACACCAGCGCCCGCTTTGCCAGCATTTTTACGCGCTTTGTGAACGATTCCATGCCCTGGGATGCTTTGTCTAACCCTTCTTGTATCTTTCCTGCGTTCTTGCCGGTATTGCCAAGTTGCTTACCTAACTCACCGGCCTTTGCTTTCATTCGGTCAAGCTCCGCTTCGCCCTCGCGGATAGCGGCGTTCTGCTTGTCCAGTTTGTCATTCATGGCGTTCCATTCTTTTTCCATAGACGCTACAGCGGCCTCCTGCTGCTTGATAGCGTCGCTGGTGAAGAACTCGCCGCCGCCCTTCATCTGCGCCAGTTTGGCCTTTGCTTGGTCAAGCTGTGCGCCCAGGTTGTTGGCTTGGTTAAACAAAGTATCTCGCGCGGATTTCTTGTTGGTGAGCTTTTCCTGCAGCGCTTCTATTTTCTTTTCCAGCGCATTGAGTTCTTTCTGCGCCTGCTTATCGTCAATGTCGGCCTTGATGATAACGGAGCCGTCCGCGTTTGCCATATAATCACCTACTTGCTTTTATGGTATTTATGTGGTACTATGAACAAACCACAAAAAACTTCTTGGAGGGCGGAAGAAAATGAGCAAAATGACTAAGTGCAAGACCTGCGGCGCAGATATTGCAAAATCTGCGAAAGTTTGCCCTGCCTGCGGGGCCAAACAGAAAAAACCGGTTGTGCTGATCGTTATAGCTGTGTTTATTGCTATCGGCATTATTGGCACTGCGCTTGGCGGGAACTCCCCAGAAAAGGTTGGGGATACAGGCGCAAAAGGCGGAAACGGATCAACTGCTCCGCAGAAAACGGAATTTGCAGTTGGTGACGTTGTCTCCCTTAAAGACATTGAAGTCACATTTGTGTCTTGCACCCAATCAAGCGGAGAAGGTTTTTACACACCAGACAGCGGCAACGTTTTTCTATTTTGCGAATTTGCCATTGAAAACAAATCCAGCAAAGATATTTCCATAAGCTCTATAATGTCCTTCGAAGCGTATGTCGATGACTACTCCACAAACATGAGCATGACCGGCACATTAGCCGCAGACAAAGGCCAAATGGACGGCACTGTTGCAGCCGGGAAAAAGATGTCTGGCGTAATAGGCTACGAAGTCCCCGCCGATTGGAAAACGCTTGAAATCCGTTTTACCCCGGACTTTTGGTCTGGCAACGACATTACATTTATTGCAAATCATTGACCGCCGCGCAGCCGCCCTCCGGGGCGGCTTTTTACGTCCAGCCTTTGATAATTTCTTCCTCCGCCTCCGAGTACCGTCGCTTGATGTCGATAACGTCGCGGTTTCTGCGGTAAAACTCCCTGTCGGCTTTGTCTTTTAGCTTGCCTTTTGCTTTCAGATCGCGTATGCGCACGATCTGCGCGAAGTAGCAATCCCCGATTTCTCCGTAGTACGAAAGAAACGTCCACCAGTGCAGATACGGAAGCGCCCGCACCTCTTGCCCCACTATGCGGTTGATTGGGGCGATGAGCAGTCGAAAGTCCTGTTCCCAGTCCATCAACTTGGTCGATTTTTTTTGCGTTTCCTCATTTCCGCCATTGATAAACCAAAAGCACTGTTTTATCGCTTCTTCCATGTGCTCCCCAGGCATAGTGAAAAAACCGGGGTAAAACATTCCCAACACGCCAAAGCACTTTTCTTCGCTCGTTAGTTCCACAGCAGACAGCACCGAGAATATGTCCAGTATCACGCGAAAGTCCGTTTCTATTGGGTATTCCGTTCCACACACCTCAAGGCTCGTCGGAAGGTCGTACATCATCTGTGGTACTTGGCCGTATACTTTGCAAGCTTCTCACTGTGAAAAGCCTTTTCACGCTTAATCCCCTCGTCCAGCTCGTCCATGATGGCAACCATCAGGTTCATCCACAGGGGCGCACCGTCAGCGATAGCGTAAACGCTCACGTTGCCAAACAGCGGCTCACACACCGGCTGCTCAAACACCCCGTCAATAGTCTCGCGCATTTCGGCGTCCATATTTCGGAGCCAGTCAAACATTTCGCGGGCGCTCATTTTTTCTACGTTATCGTCTCGCGCATCCTGCTTCTTTTTCAGCGCGTCAAACGCTGTGTAAAGCTTGTCTGCAAACGCCGGATCACTGGGGTTAAAATATACCGTGCATTTGTCATTCAGGTTGTATTCCTGTACGCCGGTGGTGATTGTCAATTCCTTCATGTGTTCCCTCCAAAACAGGGGCGGTTGCCCGCCCCTTTATTTAGGCCGCAGTAAACTCAATAGCGCCGCCGCTGCCCTTCTTCACAGTGCCCACAGTGCGGGTGCCGCCATAGGTGATCTCGCTGGTGATATTCAGGGTGCCGCCGCCCTCGCCGCCGATGCCGGTGATGGCAATAGCGCAAGCGTCGTAGCGCTCCGCAAACATCGCCTCGCCGCTGGTGGCGTAGAAGTGGCCGATCATCATGTCCTGATTTGCCAGCGCCTGGGCATCCTGGTCTTTTACTGACAGGTTCCACATCTTCACCGCCGCAGCATCGCCCGCATCCAAGGGGATGGGATCAAAGGTCTGCTTGATGGTGGGCTTTTTCATGGTCGTAAAGGTGTGCCCCAGGATGTCCTGTTTGGTATCGGTGCTCCAGTCCATTTCCTCGCTGCTGTCCTCAACGCGCTTACCGATAGCGCTCCACACAGGAGCGGATGCGGTGCCGATGTTCAGGTACGCAATAAGCAGTTCGCGGTCAATGGTCTGGCCTACGGCTGTGTTGAATTCCAAATCTGCCATTATACATTCACCTCGTAATTCAGTTTCATAAGGATTTGGTGATCTTCGTCCCCGTTTTCATACATGGCAAACAGGGAAGATCGCGTGGTCGGCTCCATGCTGATAACGCGCTTGTCGTCGCCAATGTCGGGCTTCTGACCATTTGCCCAATCCCCGATAGCGTTCAACAGTTCGTCAGCCTTGAGCCGTTTGTCGTTGCTGTTCCCCGGCTTCACTCGGTAGATTATCTTGAACTGATAATCCGCCACATAACCGCCGGTGATATACTTCCGCACGATGTAAGCCGCCTGAATGGTCGACATCGCCATAGCGGAAGTGTCGGCGGGAAGAAACTCAAAGCGGATAAGGTCGACTGGCAGCTCCGGGTATGTGTTCAGCCACACAAGCAGCTTGCGCGATACCTGATCCTCTTCCGCCGCTGACACGGCCTTTTTAATCTTTTCCAAATTTCTTCACCGCCTTATCTGCCACCCGCACCCACTTCTCCATGTTCTGCGCTTTGGAAGCGTCAAACCAGTGCGCCTGTGCCTGCGGATGCATTGTTGTGTTAAATACAAGATTTCGGTCTGTGACCACCTTGTGCCCGCCCTTTGGGGCGTATGTGCTGCCGGTCGCCGGGTCTACCATTACCTTACCGTAGTACAGGAAGCGGGCGTATGGGCCGGGATAAATGACCTCGTTTCCAACCACCCGTGTTCTCTGCGTCAGAGAGCCTGTAAGCGCAGGCACAAAGGGGATGGTATCTTTCATCACCTGTTGCGCTAAAACGCTTTCAGCGCGGTCACAGGCCCTTGCAAGCTGCCGCTTTACCTCGTCCATGCCGGACACGTCAACAGAGAACTTGAGCGACATCTCATGCTCCTCCGACTTCCCAGTGTCTCATGTCCACGCTGCCAAAATCTTTCTCGTCCACTTTTGTCACGTTGTAGCAGCCGTCCTGTGCCATAGCCACGCCCTCTTTGTCTGTGACAAACTCGCCTTTCACAAAGAACGTCAGCCCGCCGTTACCGTTCACAGACAAAGTCCACAGCCCGGACTTGTCCGCCGCCGCAAGAAACGCCTGCGGGGGCGCGTAAGTTTTGGCCTTGCCTGTCGTGCCGTCCACCGCTTTCACGGAAAACGGAATGTACAGGTTTACCGCGTCTGCGCTCTCAAGTCCGCTTTCGCGCACGTTGACAGCCTTGCTGGCCTGCAGCATAACGCCGCGCAGGATGGTCACATACAGCTTTGTGATTTCCTCAAAGGTCGCCGGGTCAGTCTCCTGCACGGCGTTGTAGACCGTTATAGTGTGGGGCGCGTACAACCGCAGCACCCCCCTCCCCGATACAACAGCCCGGTATGAGCAAGGTATTCCATGCACGTTTCCGCAAGCAGTTTCTTTGCCCCGTCCGTCGCATTGAGTGCAGACAAGGCGGATTCCCCGCCCGTTGCAAGTGTTCTGGAATAGCTGCCTACCGTTTCGCTTTTGACTTCCGCGTCATTTGCCGCAGCGTTTGCAAGGTTCTTCACGGCAAGCGCCTGCGCCGCCTCGATGACCGCATACTTGTCAACCAGCGCGCAACAGCACATCTTTACCGCATCCAGATCAGCGTTGTCTTGCGCTCTGTTGCGCGTGTAGTAATCGAGGAAGGAGCTGGCGCGGACAACAAGACGCGGGAAGACCTTTTCACTCACAGCGCCCATGTAAGTGCCGGAGTAGTATTCAAAGTCTGCGTAAGTCATCAGTGCCCTCCTTCCAAAACTGCGAGAATTTCAGCCTTTTTCACCGAACTGCTGACCCCTTTCACCCCGTTTTCATCGGCATACGCAAGCATTTCAGCTTTTGTCATGCCGGAGAAAGCCGGGGTGTCAGGGTCAGGCTTATTCAGCAGTTCAGTTAGCCCCCCACTGCCGGAGTGATGGAGCCGACAACCACGCCGTCAATGCGCTCGGCGAACAGCACCATGCCGTTGATAACGGTATCGGATGCGGTCATGTTGGTGTAATCGGGTTCCTCGTGGATGCCGATATAACCGGTGGCGTCGGTGGTGAAGTTGAACACCTCGCCCAGATCTGCGCCGTTCACAGGGATGTAGTACAGGACGATGTTGTCCTTGGCGGTGGCGTAAATCTTGCCCTTGGGGACGCTGGAGTTCAGAATCACAGTGCCCAGACCGAGAAAGTTCTCGACATAGGTCATGCCAAAAGCGGTCTGCAGGGTGATGTTGGCAGTTGCGAGATAGTCCGCAACGTCCAGCGGGTTCATGAAATACACTGCGCCGATCTCGTCATCCTCGAACAGCACCTGCAGCTGGCCCCATGCCTGAGCCAAGGTCGCCTGGAAGGTAGCACCGCTGGCCGTGCCAGTACCGGTTGCGAGGAAACCGAAGAAATCCTTGCGGATACCTTTCTGCACGTCCTTCAGCATTTCATCGGTGGTCATTTCGACGGCCTGATCGTAGCCGCGATCAGTGATTGCCTCGGCAGAAGTGGCCTTACGCCACTTCTTCAAGGTGATCTCCTTGTAGTTCACAGCCTCGGTCTTGTACTTGCTCAGAGGGATGGTCTCGCCCTCGGCCACAGCGCCGTCTTCCAGAGTGCCGGTAGCCTTGTAGCTCTTGAGCACAGTACCGGCCTGCTTGGCGATCTTGCGGGTAACGCCCAGAGCCTCCATCAGCTTCTTGATGGAATAACCGAACATTTCGGTAAATTCGATTTCGCGCACACGCGCGAGGTCAGCTTTCTTAATGAGCTTAGGATCAGCAGCCATTTTTATTCTTCCTTTCTAAACAAATCCATATTTGCGGCGATTGCAGCCCGCCGCTCCGCTCTGTCGGTGATCTTCATGATCTCGTCTTTGGTCATCGGCTTCCCGCCATCGTTAAGACGACCGCCCATGTCCACGCGGACGGATGCCTTGGCAACAAGCCCCTTATAGGTGCCATCCACAAGCGCATCAAGGGCCTTAGTGTCCTTGATTTTTTCACCGTCCAGCTCCAGCGCCGCCATTTCCTCTCCACATCCGCGCATGGCGAGGTCGAGATTTGCGCCGGTGATGTTTTTGCTCTCAAAGTAAGCACGCACGGCCTTTTCTTTCGCCGCCTTGCTTTCCTTTGCCGTGACGCCGGATTTATAAGCTTCAAAGTCCGAGTGTTCCTTCTCGTACTTTTCCTTATAGCCGCCGTCACCCGCTGCCTTGAGGTCATCCAACTGCTTCTGGACGCCTGGCAGTTTCTCCGCATCGGCCTTGTATCGGCTTACATCCGTTTTCAGACCGTCCACAGTGTCGGTATGCGCTTCGATGATGGTATCTACCTGCTCATCAGTAAGGCCCATACCCTTCAAAAGTTTGCGTGTAAGTGCCATGACACTATCTCCTTTTCTTTGGCCGCGTTTCTTTGCGGACGATAGTTTTTATAAAAACCGCTGTGCTTCGCGGGTTTTACTTAAACAAAAGAGCCAACCGGCTACAAATCGTAGTCAGTTGGCTCCTATTGCCCTTTCCCACGCCCAATTACGCGGGAGTTGAATATTTGATTGTTTTTTTGACTTCTAACACGATGTAACCGTCACCCTTGCGCCGGATCTCCACATCGTTGCCGCGCCGGATAATAGCCTCGATGGTCTGCATCAGTTTATCATCCATCAGCCCACCCCGATTTCTTTCAAATACGCTTCATACTCATAGGGGATGCCAATGTCATAATTCTTGTAGTAATGCAGAAACTCATACGGGAAGGTGAATTTACCGTCCCAAAACATACCTGCGTGAAGTTCTTCGCCAGTAAACATATCAAAACTGGGCAACGATGTCAGCCCGGCATCAAGGGAGGAAATGTGGCTTAAAATCGCTTCTTTTGGGATACTATTTTTGTATTTCTTATAGTCTTCAAAATTCTCAATAGAATTCTTGTATGGCAATCCTTTAAAAAAACCGAAATCCATGTCACTTTCTCCTTCCTCTTTGATTTGGGGTAAACGGCAAAATATTTCCTTCCCCATGTGTTCCTACTTTCAGTACGCCAGCACCGGAAATAAAAAGCACATCGTCTGGGGCTTTCACTTCAACGCCAAGTGCATTTGCCAGCTCTTCTGCAAAGCAATAATCGTTTTCCATGCGTGCGCCTGTGCTGCAAGATAGCAAACGAACTTTCTGGCCATTCCACCCTTTACTATGCCGAATGACTGCGGCAAGTAAGCGCGGTGACATATTGAGTTCTTTTGTACCAAATCCGACTGCCGTCTGGCTTCCGTGCATAGCGACGTCAAAATACGTTTTAAGAGGTTTTACCCTTTTAACGTTTTCATTCAGCGGGTCACCGTCCGGGAAGCACGCAATGCCATTTTCCAGCTTCATTGTACGTCTTTTCACAATAGAATTCAAGTTATCTCTTGCGTCTGCGCCGAAAAACTTAAGAGTGTCGCTATCGTCTTTAGCGTAAGCCGCTGCCACTTTTGCTCGTTGCGTTTTTATGGAATTTGCCGCTTTGATTGTTGCGTCATCCGTAAAATAGACGCGCATCCGCTCCGGTTGCTCCGGCAGTCCAGCTTCCGCGCTGAACGCCTTGTATTTAGCGTTTAGCCGCCGTAGCCGTATGTTTACCGCTGTCTCGTCTTCATGCAATCCTGCGGCTTTGTAGGCGGCTTTCTCGCGCTTGAGCTTTCGAATCTCCCGTTCCACACGCCGCTGCATTTGCGTTGCTTCATACGCTGTGTATGTTTTTCCGTCGTAGGTGCATCCCAGTCCATCGTCTATATGCTTGAGCTGGTCGTCAGTGTATGTCCGTTCAGAAACACCCTCCACCCACGGGAACCGCCTGTGTCGGCAGTTTGCACCTTCCAGACCATCAACAGCACCAAGACCGCAAACCTTATAGATGCTCGGGTAAATATCCCCGTCGCGGACACTGTAAACCTTTCCCTGCCAGTTCTTATGGCTTGACCACGAAGACGGCCCCGGCTTGTCGCGCGCGCCGGAATGGGCAGAAACCTCAAAATACGGTGTCTCAAGATATTCCGCGGATTGCTCCGTGTACTTTGCGCAGATTTGGGAAACGCCTGTCATTACCGCCCGCCGCGCCGCCACATCGATATGATCTCGATGGCCGCTCTCGTAGTCAACGACCTTCAAGCCACTGTCTGCAAGTTGCTTTACCGCCGTCTTGATTGCCTGATTGTAGTTGATCGCGCCGCTCTGCACTTGCATTACTGCATTATCCAGCGCCCATTGGTATGCTTTGGCAGGCGGAAGCATCGTGCGTCCAGCGTCCACCAGGAATCCCATAGAAGCGGTCAAGTTTCGAAATGTGTCAATCGTCTGCTTTTTGATTGCCGCAACTTCCGCATCGTCAACCAGTTTTCCCGGCTGTGTGATGTGCGCAAGGTTGATAAGCTCTGTGTAATACTTCTGGTTACGCTCTACCACATCATCAAGCAGCTTATCCAGCTTTGTCTTGCTGATGCCGGAAGTTTCAAGAACTGCTTTCTCAATCTCCTTAAGATCAATTCCGTGGGAACGCAGCGCACGGATTGCCTGCACTGTTACCTCGTTCATCTCATCCGCAGCTTTCAGCCGGGAGCAGATTTCATCCAGCAACACAAGCTCAAGCGCCCGGAACAGTTCTGCCAGCTCCTCTGGGAGCGCATCAAGTAGTTCCGGGGTAAATGGATACCGGCTCATTTTTCACAACCCAAAAAGTCCCAGTGTTTTCTCCAAATCCCATTACTCGACCTCCGTTTCTTCCTCGGTTACCATGTCATGTGCCTTCGGCAGCGCCGCCTTTGCGGTCGCCTCGTCCTCGTTCATCCAGCGCATACGGAACTCCCAGTCGTTCATGATGCCAGCGTTAAGCAACTGCACATCGCGGTTAAAGTCCTGCCCCTTGTCTTCAATGATACTGTCATCAAAGTCAATGGAAATTTCAACTTCCTCATCCAGCCCGGCGTTCATAAACTTATTTCCCATGCGAAGCAGGGTGCGACACAGCCCTGTGATCGCTTGCTCGAGCAAAATCTCATGCTTTTTAATAGTCCGGAACAATGTGCTGTTTTCGCTGATGACTTGCGTAGCCGTTGCAATACTGCCTTGGTCAAATTTGTAATGGTTTTCACCGAATCCGCACTTGCTCGACAAGATGTTCAGCATATCTTGCATACCGGTGTTAAACTCCGCTGTGCGCAGCGTCATGTCGACCTGCTGGAGGATGCTGCCATCACTTCCTCTGTCTTCCGGCATAACATAGTATATGGTCTCACGCTTGTCGAACATAGGGCGACCGTCAACGCTTTTGATGGCCTCCGGCTGCACCACAATGCGCTTCTTGCCAAGGACAAACTCGTTTACATAGCTGTCGTATGTAATATCAACGCCCTTTAACTGGTCGATGGCATACGCAAACACTGCAACGCCCATTGGGTTAAACTCATCGGAATTCGCAATGTTCAGGCGGTCGATAATAAACTGCGGCTTGTCGCTCCCTGTGTGAACGACAGGCGGGATCGTTTCAAAGCCCCGCACGCTGGACAGCGGTACCTCCTCTGTGCCGTACAGGTGGTTTTCAATGTCATACTCGCCGCCATTCAGCCGATGAACCTGGATGTAAGTGTACTCCGTATCATTAACCCTTTTTGTTGACGCAAAAGCGCACTCTCGAATGACTCCGTTATCCCACGTCAGCGGATAGATGTTCCCTGCACTGACATAATTGATTCGAATTCGACCGGCGTCCACAATCTCCGATGTGTCCGGATTGATGCTCATACCCTCGACCGTGGGGACATAGGCAACAGTTCCTACCGCAGCTTTCCGCTCCTGCGCTTCGTTGGCCTTAACCCACCAGTTGTTATCTGCAAGGATCGCGTCTACAAAGTCCTGCTCTCGTTTTCCCTCAAGGGTGATGTTCACTCGCTCATTCATCAGCAGGTTTGCCCAGTCCTCGCAGACCTTCTTGCACATGTTGACAGAATATCTATGGCATTCCAGCTCTTCGATGCCGTTCCACACCGTATAGCTGTGGAAGTCCTTCACATCGCCGTCATACCAAGATCGCCATACACTGATCAACGAGTAAAACTTGCTGTCGACCGTATCAAAGCCCAATTCTACTAATGCTCTGCGGATATTCACTCTCTCACCATCCCATCATGTGACCGGCACGCTCCAGGTCTTTGTAATATGGCTCAATGCTGTACTCAAAGGCATCCAAACTATCGATATCGGATGTGCCGTCATCCAAGCGCTCATCTTCAAACTTATCAGGATCATAAATCGCGGTTTGTAGCGCATCGATCAGATGCGGGCAGCTCCGCGAAACCTTAAAGCGGCCCTGCTTCATCAGCAGTACCACCAACCGGATGCGATCAGTGATTTGCATTTTCAGCGCGTTCTTAACCTGCGTGCCGAGGTGCATCTTCTGCGCGGTATGATCTAACCCACGAATCAATACTGTTTCCGCGCTATCCGCTCTTGTTTGGCTGTATCCATACTTAGCCGTCACTATCTGGCAAAATGTGGCAAACCGCCGATTCAGGGCATCAGGGTCAATCTCCTCGTTTTTGATATATTCCTCTTCCAAAGCAACAACGCGAAAGTCCTTTGTAATACCGGTCGCCTGAAACTTTGTCGCAGACTTTGTGCCGCCAAAGTCAACGCCAATAGAAATAACGGTAAACATTGTTCCGTTTTCTTCTGCCCATTTTAGAGGCTCGTCAATTAGATACTTCTCCGTGTTATTGGCAAAATCCTTATATACCACACCTTCCGCCGCCACCCAAAGACCGCGAACATATCTGTCATAGAAGATGCCGGCGTACATATTCTCGTAGCGCTCAAGCGTTCTCGCACTCAAGCCAGGGTTATCTGTCATCTCGAAGTGAAGATATAGCGTATTCCGTTCGCGGTGTCGCTTAATCCACTCCTGATAGAACCAGTGATGCGGGCTGCCGGGGTTACAAGAGAACCACAGCTTTGCACCGTCCACAGAACATCGTGCAAGCGCCTGTTCCACAAACGAGCGCGGCATCAGCACCACCTCGTCCAGCAGCACACCCGCCAGCGTGCGGCCTTGAATCAGCGTATAGCTGGCCTCGTCCTTGCCGCCGAACACCTCAAAGTAATTCGTCACGGCGCCGCGCCGCACTTCCATCACCTTGTCGCCGCGGCGCCAGCGGATAATATAGCGCTCCTTTGCAAGGCTCATCGCCGTGAACGGAACGATGATGTTCTTGGTGCAGCTGTCCACCGTGCGGCCACACACACCGAAGCGCTGACCGCTGAAATTCTCCATCGCCCAGCGGACGAACGCCCACATCATGATGGAGGTCTTGCCGGAACGCACAGCGCCGTCGCAGATCAGCGCGTCATACTTGGAATAGGGGAAAGCAAGGATCTTCTGCTGCTTCGGGCTAATCATCGCTCTCCAACCCTTCTGCCATTTCACGCAAGCTCACGCTCAATGCGTCGTCCTTTGTGTTGTCCGTCGGCAAACCCAGCTCAACAATATCACGCTGCCCAAGGTACTGCTTCCCCAGCCAAATAGCCATGCTTGCGTTCTTTGCCGCAAGCTGCCACTGGCTCCGACGCAGTGAAATTTTCCCAGCTCCGCGCTTTTGCTTAAATACCTCGGAAAAACTGGCATGATAGGTGCGTTTACACCAGCTGTCCAATGTTTTATCGGTCACATCAAACCAACCGCAGATTTCTTCAAGCGTGCATTGCAGGCCGCAGAGGTTTTCGAACTGCTTCTGGTCTATTTCCTTTCTTGGCCTTGCCATACGCGCCCTCCTTTCTCTGCTGGCGTTTAATAAACTTCTCCATGTCTTGCTTCAAATACGGGCTGCTGGTTTTGGCAATAATCTCCCGTGCTTCTTCTTCAATCTCGCTCTCGCCATACAGGCAAGGCTCATGTTTCCACTGGTAATCCTGTCTCCCCATCACAAGGGAGTTCTTCACCCAGATCAGGCACTGCCGGACACGCAGCATCGCATCTCTGCACGCGCCTCGGAAGTTATACCCCTCGCTGTCTGCGTGCCAAATGTAAAATGGAGCGCCGGGTTTCATAACCATCGCCGCATTGGAAAACGCGTCCGTCAGGAACCGTCTAAATGCCGTATCCTCCATATTGTCGTTCTTAATCTTCCCGGCGGTGCCCTGATAGTCCACATTGTACGGAGGGTCTGTGAGCAGCAAATCCATTTGTGCCACCCCCACGAGCTTCTGTACGTCTGTAAAAGACGTGCTGTCTCCGCACATAAGGCGATGGTCTCCAAGCTGGTACACATCTCCCAATTTGCTCTTCGGTTCTTCCGGTAAAACAGGATTGTAGTTGTCCTCTATAACTGACGTGTCGAGTTCATCACGCAGCCCCCAATCAAAGTCAAACGCCGATAGGTCAAGACCAGGCAGTTCATCAGCCAGCAGATCAAAGTCCCAGTCGCTCTCGTTGCTCTTGTTGTCCACCAGCCGCAGGGCGTTTACCTGCTCCGGTGTCAGATCGTCCACACAGACGCACGGCACTTCTTCCATGCCCAGCTTCTTTGCTGCCATAGCGCGGCAGTGGCCGATTACAATCACGCCGTTGCGATCAATCACAATCGGCTGCACAAAGCCGTACTGCTGGATGCTCTCCGCAACGTTGTTAATCTGCCGCCTGTCATGCTTCTTTGCGTTGGATGCATACGGAATAATATCTGCAATCGGTTTGTTATGGATAACCATAAGTCTTCCTTTCCTGACGCAGCGGCCTCCCACCACTGGCCTTTGTCATTGGCACGTCTGTCCCAGGCTTTCGCCACACCCTAATTTGTTTTTACACAATCAGTCGGGTGCCACCACGCATCCATACTGTCCTACACAGCGGCTTTGTCCTAAGACAACCGCCACCACACCACATCCACGCCTCAGATTTCTTTCAGCACGGTGGTACCCAGACCAATCACGGAACTTTACAGCCCTGCGCCGGTACGTCGGTCGCATCCGTTCATCTTTACAAAGCCGGTGCCAGCCAATAAATAAATTGCTTCGTCCTGCCGCTTTCGTACAGCGCGCAGAAAAGACCACTTTCGCAGGCTTACGCTCCGTGCGGCTGCGAGGCAAGAGGTCACGCCTATGGTGCAGACGGTTGGACTTGAACCAACGACATACCTCCCGGCGCGGTGCTCTACCGCCTGAGCTACGTCTGCATATTGCCCCGTCAGGGCGGAGCCGCCGCCCCGCCCCACAGGGTAGAAAAGAGGGGAAAAGAAATGAATCGGCACGGGCAGGTTGCCCCTGCATATCCAGCATATCTATATGTATATCGCCCGCGCACCCCTCAAACGAAAAATTTTTTTATTTTTTTTCTTTTCCCCCTTGACATACCACGCATTGCGTGGTATGTATATAGACAGATCAAAAAACCGTGCAGCCGCCACAGGCGGCAGAAAGGGAAATATCATGAAAAAGACTTTTTACTCCGTCACTTACAGCGTATGGGGATCCAGCTTCTCCCGGGAGGCATGGTTTGACAGCAAGTCCGCCGCAGAAGCCTTCGCCGCCCACGATTACCGGGACGACCCGGTGTCCCACACCTACAGCAAGGCGGACAGCATCCGCGCCGCCGAGGAGCGCGTGGCCGCTACGGCCGCAGAACTGATCGGCTGATCGCATTACCGCTTCTGGCGGGGTTGAGCGCATCAGCCCCACCCCATAACCAAATTAACAGGAGGAACAGAACATGGAGATCAACACCCACGGACGGAACATCAACACGGAGGACTTGGCAAAAGCCTCCGACTACACCAAGGGCCTCGGCTCCCGCACTGGGGAGTACGCAGAGATCTTTTACGACAAGGCCACCGGCGATGTCTGGTGCAAGTACCACTGGGATCGCGAGGAATGGACGGTCTACCACGACGCTGACGTCACGAAGGTTGGTATTGCGGTACGATACAAGACCCAGCAGCAGATTGCGGACATGATCGACAATACCCTGACAGGGGACGAGCAGACCGAGCGCGAGAACGCCGCATATCTGGCGGGCGGAGCATGGTCATGATGGCGCTTGACATTTCCCGCGCAGCGTGGTAACCTATTCTCGTCGGATGCAGGAGGCGCTTTCATCCGTGGATTGAAAAGGTGAGAAGGACAAGTCCTTCACCCGCGGGAAGAGCACCGGTCACCGGTGCTTTTCCTTTTTCACATTTTCACCTACGAAAGGATATTAAACATGACAGACAAACTGTTTTGCACCCTTTTCGCCGCAGCACTCGCCGCCGCCGACCGAGACGCTTTTGTTTCCGACTGGTCGCTGTCCTCCGTCTGGGGGGACGCGGACATCCCCGCAGACCGCATCGACCTGCTGGCGCGTCTCTGGGACGCCGCCCACCTGACGATCCGCGACATCCGGCAGCACACCGGCCTGTCCCAAGCAGCCTTTGCTATGCGCTACTGCATCCCCACCCGCACACTGGAGGACTGGGAGCGCGGCGTGAGGAGCTGCCCAGCCTATCTCCGCCTGCTGCTGGCGCAGGCCGCCGGGCTTTATACAAGACCATGACAACTCAAAAAGAGGACACCATGTAGGTGCCCTCTTTTTTCATCTCTCCACATCCTCCGGGAAAAACGTCTCGCGGATGCCCTTGCACTCCGCCACGATATAGCGCCCCTTTGGATGCACATAAACCACCGTCGCACGCCGCACTGGGTCCTGCTTTTCGAGATTTCCGGAGCCTGGGAACGGCTCCGGCATCGTCAGAAACCGCGCACGAATCACATCACCCTTCTGCATTGTCCCTCCACGGCGTATCTACGCACTCCGGTTTTCTGCACCGCATTTCGATTGCCCACAAAATGTTCCACGCCGCCGCCAACAGGTGATCTTCGTCCTCCTGCCCGGCCAGATACTTTGCCGCGTGGCGCATGCCGCTGTCCAGCAAACTGCTGGTGGGGATTCCACGGTCTACGTTATGTTCCCCATACTTCAGCGCCCCGGCCTCACAGTGCTTGCTTACCTCGATGATCGCCGCCCACGGAAGAAGATCCATGCGGCCTTTTCCGCCGTGCATATCCCGCTGCGCCCCGGTGCTGAAGGTGGTACGCTCCCCGCTGTCCTTAATCATGCTTTTTAAAATATCAGCCATTGCCCTTTCTCCTTTTCACCACCAACCCATTGCTTCGGCATTTTCAATTTTCAGCATTTTTTGTTCTCCTTTCAAATATCTTCCGCACCGACCTCCAGCTTTTCCATCGCCTTCCGGATCACACTGCCGCCGTAGGCATCCTTGGTCAGGGCCAGGAACTCTCGCAGGGTCATGGTGTCGCTGTCCACGTCTATTCCGTGGTCGCGGGCAAACTGACGGCGGCCCATGTCGCAACTCCCGGTAAGGCGGTGATGCCAGTCGTAAAAATACTGCGCAGGGTATGCCCTGCCGTCCTCCGTCGCTTTCAAAAATGCCGCGATGCGCTCCTCCACCGGCATATCTTCAAACAGCTTGTCCCGAAGAGCCTCCATCGCATTTGCCAGCGTTTCGCCGTGGGCAAAGATGTTATCCTGTTTGGCAACGTAGCAGTTCGTGGTGGTCAGGTCGCGGTTCAGGATCACGCCGTGCGCCACGTTCCCCCGCACGTGGCGGAGGATCGTGGGCACCCCGTCGATGGTATACACCGGGTCGCTGTTAAAGGATCTTATGCCGTCGCCGGAGCCGTAGCCGG